CAGGAATAGCTACTGCCAGTACTTCCTGTGCAGCATCACCAGTAACTTCATACATCTTCCTGTATCTGCTCATCCTGTTGGTCATTCCAATAGGAAGTGAGTACTGTGTGCTACCAGACTGTTCAGCAGCTTCTTCATACTGTGAGTACAGCTTTGCCCACATCTGTCCATTGCCAAGGTACTTAGGGTCTAAGAACCATGCAGGGTCATCAGACATACCCCTTACATCATATATGTGTCCATTACCATGACGTACAGGTTGTGTTTGTATACGCACCTGATACTTCTTGTTGCTAGTACCTGGATGTAGTACATCTCCCGGTATATACCAAGGTTCATCCAGCTTGAGTTTAAAGTCTCTTTTAAACTTGCCGGGGGTTGTATTAGTTGCAGGCTCAACATTTTCTAAAGATACAAGAGGTCTTGTACTAGCCCCTTTTAAGTCCCATTCCCACTCTGTAGTACTAATAGTCCTTTCTGCCTTACCTGCAAGGTTAGCAGAGAGAGGATTATCAGAGTATCTCTGTGCAGTAAATATTTGAGTCATTTTCTTCTCAAATAATGTAGGCTTAGTCAATAGAGCCTTTCCCAAGTGGTTTAACTCTGTCATGTTAGCGTGCCAAGGCATTTGCTTGGTAATTAGCTTGTTGTTAAGTCTAGACATTTTTGTATCTTTTTATGTTATATTATGTTTATGCCGGTTCTTCAAACATATCTGCAAGGCTTTTCACTCTGGCTGAGCTTCCTGTAGTACCTTTAGGACTACTTCTCTTTATCCTCAGTTTAGCCTCTTTTGTAACCTTAGTTTCAAGTGAAGCCTTTAGGTTGGGTATCTTGAAATCAGAAGCGAATATCTTTGCAAGTATAATGTATCTCTCTCTGTCCTTCTGTGTTGCTGCTTTGAGTACCCTGCTTAGGTCAGCGTGTAGCTTAGGTACAAATTTGTTCTTCCCTACTTTAACCATTGGCTTAGTCATGTAAGCCGGTAGTATCTTTTTATCTGTCTCTGATAAGGTGAAGTCTCCTAGTCCTTTAAGCTCTGCTATGGTATCTACTATCTCCTCATTGAATGCTTCTGCATCTTCTTCATCAGCCTTATTCTTTGCCTCTACCTGCTTCATTATAGCAGCCTTCCTTCTGGCATCTGCTGCCTGTATCTTTTCAAAGTATGTTTTGGCTTTGCTTGCTTCTTTACCACCATTCTTTAACCACTCCTTCCTATCTGCTAAATCATCTCCTTCTAGTCCTTCCACAGTTCTCAGGTAGTGGTCTATAGTTTGTGATACATGAGCCTTATTATCTTCATCGAACTCCTTGAGAGTAAATGTAGGAGCTAAGTAACTCCTTATAAAATCAGAGGTCTTGCCACCATTCTTTTTGAACTTTATGAAGTCCTTACCATCTTGGTCAAAGTCCTCTGCAAAGGCTTCTATAGCTTCCTGTACCCTTGACTCTATCTCCTCTTCTTGTATTTCAACAAACCTCTCTGCTGAAATCTCTTCATCATCCTTTATCTCTACTGATGCCAGAGTACCTGCTTCCTTGAGGTCAAGAACAAGGTTCTTATAGAAGTCCTCTCCTATCTCTACCGGCTCTCTTTTCTCATCACCATCATCAGGTTCATCATCAGTTTCCTCTTTCTTCTTAGCTACAGGCTTCTCCTTCTTATCAGGCTTCGGTTCATCCTTCTCAGGACCAAACTCGAACTTGAAGTCATCTTCATCGGGTTCATCATCCTCATCCTCCTCATCCTCCTCATCCTCCTCATCCTTCTTTCCTGGTCTTGCAGGCTTAGTTCCTTCTCCTTTCTCTCCCTTCTCTTTAGGCTTAGCCTTTGCTGTAGGAGTCTTATCTACCTTAGTAGGCTTCTCTCCATCCCCATCTTTATCTATTTTGGTAACGCCTCCTTCATCATCTTCATCATCGTCACCAAACACGGGGTCTGCACCCCCTCTTATTGCTCCCAACTTTGTTGGGGCTGATGATGTTCCAGTATCGCTATCTCCTGCGAACTCTTTAAATACATCATCATCGTCAAAAGTGTAATCTGCTAATGACTTGGTTGTCTCACCTGTTTTCATAATCTCTATACAAATTTAAGTTTGAAAATTAACTTTCTTTCAGTTTCAAAATGAAGTCCTCTACCTTCTTTTCAATAGCTTATTTGGATGAAGTAGGCTTGTTAGCTTTCTTCCTCTCTATAGCCAGTTTCTCTTTATCATACTGTCTCCTGAACTTATCCTCTTGGGTATCATGCTCAAATTTTCTTTCCTCTAATTGCTGTCCTCTTTCATCTACATCAGCCTTTCTTCTCTTTATTTCAGCATCTACACCATACTTTGCTACTTCAAGAACATCAGGTATTGTGTCTGCATCTTCATCCTTATTAAGGTCGAAGCCCATAGAAGCTATAGTCTGTACCTGTACCTTAGTAGCTCTATCCTCTCTAGCCTTCAATACTATCATCTTTTCTTCATGGTCTCTTGCAGCATCCAGTTCTCTCTCTTTTGCTGCCATCTCTTGCTTCTTAAGGTCAGCCTTCATTTTCTCTATGTTCTCTGCCCTCTCCTGAGCATTCTGTTGAGATACTGCAAGCATCTCCTTAGCTTCAGTCACAGAGTTAGACTCTAGAATATTGGCTATGTCTAGAAGAGTAGCTTGGTCATTCTGTAAAGCAGCATGAGAAAGGTTGACCATAGCCTGCCTTATTTCCTCACTCTTAGAGGAATTGGTAACGTAAAGCCCATAAGTAGAGTTGTCGAGTAGCTCTGCATCAATAGACAGCAGCTTTACACTCATATCATCAAGAACATAGTGTAGTTTCTTCTTAGGATTGAGTACATAAGCAACCTTTGCTATCTCTATAAGCCCCTGTAGTACATTTCTCTTTACCTGATTGTGTAGCTCAAAGTAGGGTCTTGTTATGTATGAAGACTGTATAAGGTTCTGCTTGGTATTGGTGACTGCCTCTGTAGGTCCTATAGCTCCTTCCATCTGTTTAGTCACACCTATAGCAGCCCCACATTTAGTCTCTATGTATTCAGCTAGGTTGATATAGTTCTGTATCTGTGCAGCCATAGACATATCTATCTCCTTAACAAGATTAGTAATGTCTCCGGTAGTAGCAGAGGTAGAGCCTTTATTGCCTTCTTCTTTAGGGTTTATAAAGGCAATAGAGTTCGCTTCAAAGAAGTATAGCCATTGCTTTGTGTCAATGCCAGCAGTTTTAGGAATGGTGTTAATGTTCATGGCTAGCTTTTTACCCTTATCGGAAGCCATGAGCAATTCTATCCTATATAATATAATGTCAAAATAATATTGGTAGCCCTTAATTCTCTCCATAGGTGAAGTGATGGGGCTGTTAAGGTTGTCTACAGAAGCACCATAGTAGGGGAGTTTGCTCTTCCATAGGTTATCAAGGTCTTTATTCTGCCCCGGAACTGCCCTAGGATATAGGTATATATCATCCATTATCTTCCAACACTCATGTGTTTCTGGAACCCATAGTGTCTCTATAGCTATATCTCCGGCATTGAGAGTGAGCCTATAATCCTCATTAACTACTTTCTCCTGTACTTGTCCCTCTTCATCAAAGAAGGTCAGGAACTGTACCTTCATGGGTGCCTTCCAGACAGTATGTAGTACCCTTACTGTTAACTCACTAGTGTAGCCATTATCAGAGAAGGTGAAATCGGTATCCAGCACTCCTGTCCTGTTCTGTTCATAAGAGTACACCTTATCAATGTCCTTATCCTTCATTACTGAACCAAACTGTGTAAGTACCTGATTGGGGGTCATTCTGTACTCGGCTACTGCCCATGAGCCATCTTCTATGGTCTCCAACTCAGGGCTTTGGTCATGGTCAAAGAAGAGAGCATTGACAGTAGTAAGAGTGGGGTCTCCATTCACTATATCTATCCTATACACTTCCTTACCCCCCAACATGAGGTGCTTGAACCCCTTATTAAACTTGTCGGGAATCCTCTCTTCCTGCGTAAGATATTCGAGAATCTGGCTCCCTAGTACTTCAGCAGGGTCTTGGTGCTCTCTAGCCATGTACTTCTTAACCTCTTCTGGAGTCCTTCTCTTAGTCTCTGACTCCACCTGTGCTCTCAACTGTACCTGTTCTTCCTGTGACAGTTTCCTTCCCTGTGCCTGCTGTTGAGTCTCTATTTCTATCTGCTGCTTTATGGGCATCATTATCTCACTAGTCACATAGTCCTTCAGCATCTTCAGCTCCTGCTGTTCCTTCCTTGTAGTTGCTTCGGAGTTTACAGCTACAACCTTCCAAGAGAAAGGCATGGACATCTCCATCCCTAACAAGACCTTTATCTTCGAGGAAACAATATCTCTATTGGTCATGTTGGCGGGTAATTCCCCTACCTCTTCTCCGAAAGGCTTGTATACATACTTAAAGTCATTCTTGTCAATGATATTGTTGAAGAGGTCATAATTCACCTTCTTCTGTTTAAAGCTGGAAGTACCATCTCCAAAGCCACCAAAGAATCTATCATCATAGAAGGAGTACCTGTCAAGGGCATCACAATACTCTCTATACCATCTGTGGTCATTAGCATCTTTCTCTCTTTGAGAAAGCCTATACTTGTTAGTGGATTTCTGTAAGAAGTCTTGCATGTGTATCTGTTTAAGCTACTTGACCAAAGTGTGACAAGTCATAGTTGGAGAATTGTCTATTCATAAGTTGCAGTAGTTCATTTTCGGGTTCTTCTTCATCAATAGCTTTGTGTTCATAGTCCTCGCTATCTTCTGCTAACTGGAACATTAGTATCATCAGCCCCATTACCCTATCGAAGTTCCCCTTCCTATTATATAGCATCAATTCTTCAAGAAGAGCAGGGTCATAAATGAAATGTAAATTTAATAAAACATTTCCGTTCTCGTCAGTATCTCTTTCCTCTAAAAGCCACTTTTTAATATATTTCTCTCCGGCATCCTTTAACTTGTCATTCATGTGGATACCATATACCCTTGCTACTTTAGAGTTTAGAATGGCAGCACTTATAACACCATCTGGTTGTGCAGCTAGTAAGTGTAGTTTTTGCCTTCTCTTGAAATAGTCCTTCACGTGAGTTACCTCATTCTCATACATTATCTCACAGTTGTAAGCCTCTGCCAACATCTCTAGTACCCTGTTAACATCATCGGGGTCATAAGGTCTACCTACATACTGGGCTACTATTTGGTTCCTTGTAGCGTCACCCCTGAGAACAGTCTTGTAGACATAGATGGTAGCTAGAGAAGGGACTGCCATTGTAGACTGGTCTTGCCTGTAGGGGTCATGCCCTAGCTTGTAGAGTCCAGCAGGAGCACCGGGGATGGGTGCTTCATAGATGATAACTGAACCAGTAAGGTCTTTGATATTGGGCTTATATGTCCATAGAGGCTGTAGCTTACCTTCTAGGTCAAGGTCTATCTTAATTCTTCTCCTTGGTTGTACAGGAAGAGGTTTACCTGTGAATGGGTCATTCTTTACTTCACGAGTCTTGGGCTGTATTAGTTCAGGGGTCAGAGTGGCAGGTTTGCCAAGGACTATGTGCAGCTTATCCTTCATCACCCTATTGTACTGTTGTCTCAACTCTATGATAGGGAAGTCATTGGTAGAAACAGTAAGGAAGGCTTCAGCAGGGCATGTAGGATACTCTTGTACTCTCAACTGTAGGGTCATGGAGCTAGTAGAGTTCTTACGTATTTCATCCCTCTTATCT